TTGTCCTGGTGTAGTCCTAATTCTATATGATTTCGACATTTAAAAATCACTATTTTTTCTTATTGTTATTTTCTTGTACTTCAACATCACTAACCTCTACTAATTCACTTCCTTCTTCATAACCCCTATTATTAGCAAATTGTCTTTCTCTTTTTTTCCTTTCTCTGTTTTCTTTAAAAGTCGTATACCTTTTTAATAAACCAGTAAAGAATCCTCTAAATTTTTTAGTAATTTTATCTAACTTCTTAGGTATAAAGAAATATATGAATATTTGTCCAATCAATACTGCTAATATTAATGGAAGTGCTGCCGTTACAACTATAAATGCAATAAGTTTATATACAAAAACACCATTTTCTAATCCACTTTCTTGTAAAGTATTGTTAATTGCGTTTAAATTACTACCAACCCCACTCTTCTCTTTTTTTTCTTTTTTTTGTTTACATGTTTTACATCCCATAACTTTAATTTTATTATAAAACTAATTCATTTTTTAAAAAAGTAATTATTATGAAGTAGAAATTGTGACTTTAATATCTCTATTTGGATATTTAATTTCGAACATTGCGTTTGGTTCACCGAATAAAGTATATCTACCCAATAAATCAATTTGTCTAGTATCACTATCAATATAAGGTTGTGCAATTTCATTTAAGGAATATTTACCATTTTCATTAACTTTGTTAAATACTCTTAAATCAGTAACATTTAATACCCCACCAACGTTGTTAATGTTTTCAACCAATTGTGAGATATAAATATTATCACCCATATCCCACTTATTGATGTCAAAATACTCAGTAACTTTATTTATTACACCACTAACAATTTGTCCATTAGGTACTGATTTTTCTGCGAAAATATCAATTTCAAACCCTAAATTCAAAACCCTACCATTTTTTATGGTAATATAATCATTAATCATTCTATAGTCCGCCAAATACTCTGCAATGTTTTGTTTCAATGCTGATGTTGCTTGTGTGGTAAGTTTACCACTTCCGTCTAATGCTAATATTGATACATTTATTTTATTTCTTTCTTCCCAAACACCTGTTCTAAAAGGGACACCAAATTTACCAGGCATCAAAGGTATTCTACTTTGGTAGTCTTTTATTGTAACACATCTATTTTGTGAAGAGAAATTATACCTTACTAAGTTTCTAATCTCATCTACTGATGGTTGTTCTTTACCACCCAAAGCAGGTATAGGATTATTAACACTTATACTATTACCAATAATTCTATTTGTATCTGAATCATCACCGTTAATAACTGTACTAATTGTACCTAATGTATTAACAGTATTAGGTCCTATATTAGTATCTTCTCCTCCACCTACTCTATATCTAACATATAATGTATTACTAGGTGGTGGTATTTCACCTAAAGATAAATTGTTTATAGTTTTACCTATCCTATCAATTTGACCTCTACACCCAACAAAGTTATTTAATTCAGAAATATCTTCATCGCCCGCACCAAATATAATTTTACAAAAACCATTATCAGTATATTCTTTAATAAATCTTTGTGGTGAGTTTTTCCATTTACCTACCACAATACCATCTTGATCAGAAACACCATTAGGATCTTCCACATAAATTTGATTCTGTGCCAATGCAGGTACTTCGTACCAATTTAAGTTAAAATCTGCAAATTCTTCTTCTGTAGGTGCAGTTGTTAAATTAGTACCTTCTTTAGTTATAATATTTTCAATAGATAATACGTTGTCTTCGGGTAAAATAACTTCTAAAAATGGTCTGAAGTCAGAAGTACTTAATGTTTTTTTGAAAATTTTAGTAAACCCATTTACCATTATTTCTCTTTTGGTTAGAGAATAGTTTTGAATAATACCGTTCCCATCTATGTTAGGTATAATTATTCTATTAGGTATCCCACCCGTAGTGAATGGAGATGCAAAATCACAATCTTCTAATAACTCAAATACTTTACCTGCACCTGTAGCTTGTGAACCTTTAATTATTTTTGGGGCATAACTGATATCAAATGTATCACCTTGTACAGGTATATTAGTAACTGTCCAATCTACTATTGTAATACTAGGTCTTTTACCTGGTATATTTAAACCAAAAGTTCTTGCTAATTCTAACACAGAAGACCTTTCTTGTGCATAATTGATTTGTGTTTCATTAAATACCCTATCCGTTTGGAATGATAACATATCCCCAACTGCCGCATTTAGTTCCAATAACATCATACCAACAGAAGCGTCATTAAAATCTGAGAACGTATCAGGATAATATTTTCTAATAAACTCTATTAATTGTGCCCTTACATCAGAGAAATTCCTAGCGTTATAATCAATTTTTTTAGCCATATATTAAAATGTTAATGTTAACGTATCGGTACTACTAAATGTTCCCTCAGTAACACTATACGATAATTCTACTATTATTGCCTCCTCAATAGGATTATTTTTAAATTCAATACTATTAACTATTAAGTTAGGGATATATAAACTTATACTTTCATTTAAACTATCTCTAATCTCTTCATGTGTAATACTATCATTAGGCTCAAAGATATATTTTTGTAAATCTGAACCAAAATCAGGTAAATATAATCTTTCACCTTTATTAGTCAATAATAAATGTAGTAAGTCAGCTTTAATCGCATCTCTATCGGTTTGATTTAATTTAAAATAGAAACCTTTATTACTATCTTTAAAAGGGAAATCAATATTTATATATCTAGTTCTTGCCATTTGTATATAAATATTGTACTATAAAAAATTTTAAAAGAAATAGTAAAAATAAAAAAAGTCAGCGGTTAGGCTGACTTTATTACTAAGTTTGTAAGCTTTTACCCTTACTTTGTTACAACATTTGTATTACCTCTTTGGTGTTGTGGTTCATAAGGACAATGTAAACATCCATTACCACAACAACTACCTCTTCTTTTATGGTATGATTCAGTCATAACCATCCTACCGTCTCTGTCGTAATAATAGTCCGTTGGTAGTAATTTATTACCAAATTCTCTTACATATAATTGTTGTACCCAATCTGATGACGCATTTACTGTCATAACTATACGATTTCACACGCCCCACCTGCACAAGCAACTTCTCCAGATAGGTTAGTATTATCTTGTAATTCAATAACCTTAGTTAAATCTACACTAGATAATGACTTCATCATTGATTCATATGTATCTACATCACAATCTTCGAATGGTGCTTGTTGGTATGTTCCACCATTATATGGTAATACAGATAAACCATTATAATGTTTTCTGTTATCCCACATCCATTCACCCGCAAGTTCCCAATCTTCTTCTTTTAAAGATACTGTTGCAGATACATTGTGTGTATTTTGTCCACCTCTGTGACCAAATTTAATCCACTCTTGTGATATTTTCTTAACTCTTTCCAATAGTTCAAAAGGAGACTCATATCTTAAAATAGAACCCTCTGGTGACTTTTGTGGGATCGAAATAACTGCAGTATCGTGTGGACGGAATACTTCATCCTCAACCAACTCTGGATGATTAATAGAAAGATAAGTATAAATAGCTTCATTCTTACCTACTCTAATTCTTCTAATATAATAGTCATTGTGCCAAGCGTGAATTCCAGAAGATGTACCTAAAACTAACGATGACGTACCTGATGGTTTTACTGTTGTCGTTCTAGCAGCTTTATTAATACCTATCAACTTAGCAACTCTTTCATTTTCTTCTTTAACCGCTTTCGCCGCAGATTTCATATCATAACCTAATACTACACCTGATCCGATACCTGTCATACCTACACCGATTAATGCGTCTTTTTGTGTAGTTCTTTTCCACACATCTCTAAGATAATGGAAGTCTGTGTAACCCGCTTGTAATGTTCCAATAAACGCTGCACCTTTAACTCTTTTTTCAAAGTCTTCTTGTGATTCAATATCTGAGGCATTTACTTCACATAAGTTACAGAACTGATAAGGTCTCAAACCTATCTCACAACAAGGGTTAGTTCCCCAATCTTTATCGTTTGAGAAATAAATTCCTGGTTCACCTGCACCACTTAGTTCAATTCTTTTCCATAAATCTAAGAAAAACTCTTTAGTTACTTTATGTCTTAGTAATACCGCTGAATTGTTAGCCCTACCTCTTTGTGGGTTAAGTTCCCACCACGCACCTGACTTACAAGAAATCATTTCATTGTCATCTGCACTAAATAAACTAATTAACGCTGCTCTACGGATACCACCCGCTAAAACTGCGTCTGCAATGTGACATATAATATCGTGTGTTTCAATAGGTGTAAGTTTATCACCATCTGTTTTCGCATCTAATACCTTTTTAATATTATGGATACAATCTTTTAGTGGTTGAGGTCCTGGTGCTTTACCACCTGAAGTAACCAACAAAGCACCTTTTTGTCTAATGTCTGAAAAATCAAATATTGGTGTAGATGATTTAACACCGAAATAAGATTCTACTAATACTTTAATTGCATCTGCCCATCCTTCAATAGAATCACCAATTAGATACCTTCTACTCCTATTTGGGTTTGGTTTTCTAATCTCTGGTAACGCATCAACATGATGTTTTTGTACTGAAAACCCTACACCTGTACCACCTAATAATAAAAACATTGTTTCTGAAAATGCGTCTACATGATCGATAGGTAGATACGCACAATTATAGATTCTATTAGGTGAAATCTCTATCGGCTTACCACCAAACTGTAAACTTCTCATTGATGGTAAAATTTTCTTATCGTATACCATCTGATACACCTCTTCAATCTCATCCTTAATATTAGGATATTTCTTTTG